CAACGTCTTGCGTGATGTCGCCAATGGTTTCACCCTCTGATGTGCCAAGGCCGCCAATAGTTCCATATCCAACACCAGCCGCACCAGCCTGCGCCATGCGCTGACCCATGCCCATGACTTGACCTTGTGCTGGTGGCTGAGTCAAGTATTGACCAATCTGTGCCAGCCTTGGAGATACAGCCTCAATGGCTGGAGTGACGGCGCGAGATACGGCCTGACCAACTCTTGCAGGGGCACTCATCATCAATGTTGGCAAAGATGCGCCGACCTGCAAGCCTGTGGCCGTCAAAGGATTTTCTTTGGCGTAAGACTCGGCAGCGCCGCGCAAAACATCGCGCTGCTCTTGGTATGCCTGTGACAGTGGCTTGCCTTCAGTGATGGCCTTGTATGGGGCGGCGACAGCGCCAGCCAGTTCATCGTAAAAGCCCATTGTTGGGCCTTGCATGGCCGCCAAGAAACCTTTTTCCAGATTCGACTTCTGTGCGCCAGCTTCATAAGCAGGCGACTTGCGCTCAGACAAGAACTTGAGCACTTCTGCTGGCGTGTAGTTGTTTTCAACTGCTGTTTGTATTTGTGTATCAACGCCAGGCAAGCCAGACAAGAACGTCATGATCTCATCGTCTTGATAGCCCTCTTTGCGAGCCGCATCAATTTGAGCTTTTATGCTGTCCATAATCTAGCCTTATCTTTTAAAGATTTCTGACAATGGTTTGCGCTGACCGCCACCAGCAGGAGGTCGAACAATTGATGGTAATTTTGCAGGTGCGCCAAGCGCTGTATCAAGCGGAACGCCAGTCTCTTTTCCGAAGTCGAGATATTCATTGCGCTTTTGGTTGTATGCCTGACCAGCCGCCGCATACAGTTCATTTGACAATTGTTTGAAGTCGTCACGTTGTGTCGGGGTCAACTTCTGACCAGATGCCCACAACGTGAAGTAGTTTTGCAATCTATCCATGCGACCTGATGCCGCCATCGCAATACCCAATTCAGTTTCACGAACGACAGAACCAGGATCAAGCAACTTCATGACTTTGGTTGCGCCAGCAACATCACCGATTGGAGTTCCCTGATCAAGTGATGTGATGACCTGACCATAAGCGGCCTTCATGTCGTTGTAATCTTTATAGATTGGCTCAGACATGAATGTCTTCTTGGCCGACATCTTGTTCTCAAAACCCTTTTGGCCGGTTTCAACATTGACGTTACTTGCGCCAGAACGCTTCAACTTCATGATGTTGTCAAACGTCACAGGCACACCAGCAGCTTGCAACAACTGCACTTCGTTTGGCGCGGCTTCTGGTTTGTCAAGTGAACGCAAATTCGTTAGATTCACTTCCAAGCCCAAAGCCTTCAAGATTTTGATCTTCTCTGGATCGGCCTCTGGCTTTTCAAGCAAACGCAAGTTCTCCAAGGTTGGCTTCATGCCAAGCTCTGCAAGCAGCTTTGCCTTTTCGCTTGGCTGCGTCAATTTCAGCATCTCTGGAATGCCCTTCTCAGCAGGAAGCGCGGCCAGCATTGCACGCTGTTCGCGTGTCAATACTGATGCGCCACTAGGCATGACGCTTGGCGCTGGTTGGCCGATCATCTCTGCACGCTCAACTGTTGAACCAACAGGCGTATTTGGAGCCGCAATGGCTTGCTGTGGCGTGATCTCCATGCCTTCGGTAGGTTGAGCACCGCCCATCAAATATCGCTGATAGGCTTCTTGTGAAGCCTGTGCGCGTTTCGCCTCATCAAGTTTCTGTCTTGTCAACAACTGAGTGATGGCATTCTTTTGCGCCTCGGCATAGCCCTGCTGCCCAGCGGCAACGCCAGAGCTGAGAATCTGCATCAAGGACCGTGGTGTGGTGCTGGGGCCGCTGGCCTGACCAATAGCCATGGCAGCCTGCAACAAGCCTTGGCGTTGCATTGCCTGCTGCTGTGCTGGCGTCAAGTAGCCCTCAAGGCCGGTCTCACCGCCACCGCCAAATAGATCGCCAAGCAGTCCCATATCAAATGATGTCGCCATGTTTTTATCCTCAAGGAACAGGTTGTGGTTTAGGCTGCAACAGCGAACCAATATAAGAGCCTGTCAGGCCGCCAGACAGTGCACTGCCAAGTGTGCTTGTGTACAAAGGCTGTGAAGTTGTGCCGCCAGTATTTGCAGGCTGCAATCCCAACGCACCACCAGTGATGCCCAAACGCTCCAAAGGTAAATTGCGCATTGCATCGAGTCTTTGCTGCTCAAGTTTTTGGCGCTCCATCTGTGCAAGCATCACCGCATTTGCGCCAGTCATTCCAAGATTCTGCTGTTGTGCACCAAGGTTTCCAAGCTGATTAATTGCAGACTGACGCAAACCAGCACCAGAGATGCCAGCCTGCTGATTAGCCAATGCAGCTTGCTGTCGCAATTGTGCGTTGGCCTGCTCAAGCGTCAAAGAAACACCCTGATTTGCCATTTGCGCTTGCAGTTGACGTGCGGCATCAGATTGACCAAATTGAGCTGCTTGCGCAAATCCAGCTTGGCGCAATCCAGCCGCAGTCGTTCCTGCTTGGCGCAGTGCAGCCTCATTTGTCAATGCAGACTGCACGCCCTGACGTGAACCGCCAAAGGCTCTGGCTTGCACAGCTCTGGCTCTGTCGGCAACGTCTTGCATCTGACGTGAACGCTCAATATCTCCCAAAGTGCCCTGAACTACTTGCTCTTCATATGGGTTGAAATAAGCACTCATGTACTGAGAGCCAAGCTGACCAGTCACATCCTGAACAGCAGATCTGTCGGCCTGTGCAGCGGCAATTTGTTGAGGAGTAAATCCAGCCTCAATCATTGCAAGCCTTGCGGCCTCATCTGTTGTCTGCTGACCCTTCCCGCCAAGTCCAAGGTTTTTAAGTTGAGTCTCGGCCAAACCATAGTCATCAGTAAAGCCTGCAAACTCACGCACACCCAAACCAGCGGCGGCAGCCTTGGCCCGCTCAAGGTTTGCCAAATACTCAGCCTTGATCTGCGGATCAATTGACGTGGTTGTAGTCTGCTCTTTAGGCGCATTGGCGGCACTCACAGCACCACCAATAGCGCCAAGAATTGAGCCTGTCAATTGTGGATTTTGTTTCGCAAAATCAAGAACGCTAGATCCAGCGCTTGTGAGTGTGTCAAGAATTCCAGTGCTAGACGCTGCGGCAGTACCTGCGCCACTTGTCAAACCATAATCAACTGGAGCCATTGCGCCAGTCGCGGCTGTAGTAGACGCAGGAGAAGTCAAGCCAGACAAAGCAGCACCAGCGCCAGCAGCGCCAATGCCTGTGCTGATGCCAGCCAGCTCTGTGCCGAGTGAGCCGCCAATAGCAGCCGCGCCAGGAGAAGCCGCAGTCAGCCCCAAGCTGGAGCCGCCAGCAGACAAGCCAAGGCCAGAGCCGCCAGCAGTCAATCCTGTGCCTGTGCTGCCAGCAGAGATCAATCCAGTGCCTGTTGAGGCCGCAGTGGTGGCCGCAGGAGCCGTTGCCGCAGTGGTGGCCCCAGCAGTGCCTCCACCGCCACCAAGTAAACCGCCACTCTCAAAAGTTGTTGGCGATACAGCATTGACAACACCAGCCGCAGCACCACCAAGTGCCGCATTCTTCAAGATGTCTGATGTGCTATCTCCAGCAACCGCGCTTGCACCACCACTGAGAGCCGCAGCACCAACCACAGAAGCAGCCGCGCCAGACGCGCCAAGTGCAGATCCAATCATTGGAATCAGTGGCGGGTAAACGATGGCAGCAATAGCCGCCACAGGTTTTGCAACCTTCTGAACGAACTTTTTAAGTTTTTTCCAATTTACCATTTCACGCTCCCAATTCGCCAGAGGCAATCATTTGTCGAGCCATCTCGCCAAGAGTGGCAAATACACCAAGCATTTGGTAATCAATAGCGGCAGGGATGTCGCCATCTTCAGCCAAGTCACTGTCAATGACGGCCTGAACAAATTGAGGATAAAGAGACTTGTTTTTCAAAACAGCCTCGGCCATTTGGCCCAAACGAACAAGCGTCTCCGCAGAGACGCCTTCCTCTTGCATGGCCTCACGAACCATCTGTTTTGTTTCTGCGACTTGTTGTGCTGTTGCCATCTTGATTTCCTTTAACAGTATTCTATTTTCCAGCGAGGCTTAACGCTTACCAGCCGCCACAGCTTCCAATCTCATGACGCCAACGCGCCAATCGTCCAGCATTGCGCCAGTCACAATCATCTTCACCTGACGGCCAGAGAACCGCGCATCTGTCGGCTGTGAAGCTGAATACGGCCCATGCGTTGTCTCTGTTGACGTTGGATACATTCGCGTCTTGAAGCTGATAGCAACCTCACCCAGCGTCTGCTCATCAGGAATCACCTGACGCACAGACATGATGTTGTCACCCTGACCAATCTCAAAGGGTCCAGATTCGGCATAGACAGTCCCGCCGTCATACGCAAAGCCGACCTCATGCTCGTAGATGTAGCCGTCAGTTGACACCATCAAAGGATTCAAAAATACACCACGATCAGTGCCAGCGGTGCGAGCCATGGAGCCAATGTTCCAGTGATTCTCGCGGTAGTTGTATGTGACGTATGAATCAACCTCGTTGCTGGCGCTTGATGGGTAGAACCACCAGATCTCGCCATACTTGGAGTTGTGCACCGCATAAACCTTTGACGACTGGTTGTAGTTCATGTTTTGAAACACGAAATCAGATACATCGCAAGGCAGTGGCTTGACAAAGCCGTCAAATATCCAGAAACCTGATTTAGACATCCACATGGCGGCAGTGTCAATGGCGGCCACAGCCTGATTAGAAATCAAGCCACAGCCACTCGCGGCCTTCTCAAATGAGTACACATAGGGTGCGCCGACATAGCTGGCAGTGTGCACGTCAACGTCAGTAAACAGCAAGTTGATGCCGCGCACCTTCTTGCCAGCCTTCAAAGCGCCAACTGTCTGCAATTCAAAGTCACCAGCCTGGTTGGTGGCCGCAGCCGTCCAAACAGTGTTGTTCTCCTGATCGCACCAAGCAACCTTGCGCGGGTTGCTGGACGCGCCCAAAGCAAAGATAAACCTTTCGGCAGTTGACATCACCGCCGCGCAGCCTGTCGGTGCATTGGTGATGGCCGCAGCCAGTGTTGGCGTTGAGAATCCCAACTGCCACTCGTACAGCTTGCCATCAGCGTCAGAACAAGCAATCAGGTACTCGCCCCAAGTATCCAAGGACCATGTGGTGGCCGGTGTCACAGATCCATTATCTGGACGCGCAATGCCATAGGCGTAATTTCCATAAGTGGAATAACCATAGCCAGTCTTGACGACAGCATCGGCAGCGCCAGCAGTAAAGCCTGATGGCGTGATGTCCTTGAGAGTCCCAGCCTCATTCATGGCGTAGAGCTTGGAGTGTGTGCCTGCGGCAATCCAACGATCCCCGCTGTTGTCCCGCCATGTAATCAGTCCACGGCATGATCCAGTCATCTGGCTGTTTGACTTCTTACGCCATCCGCCAATTGGGCGCAGGGTATTCTCAAACCAGCGAACGAGGTTTGCGTCATACCAACGGCCCGAAGACTGGTACTCAGTACCGTTTCGGTAGATGCCTGGTGGGATTTTGAGAGGTACGAATGCCATGGCTTAATTATGCGGTTTCTGTGGACAAATTGGACACAAAGCTCAAAGTGGCAATTACTGATGGAATGGCTGGTCTGGTGGGTGAACTGCTTGTTGCGAAGTGCTCAAGGCTGACACCAACATCTGATGGCCGCCACATGATCTCTACATAGTCATTGGCCGCCAGACTTACAAATAAGTTCAGCGCGGCAATTAAGTGAGATGGGTCGCCGCTTGATTTTCTTGCTGGCGCATGAAATCTGCTGTTTGAATTGTCGATGTTTGTGCCATTCTTGCGAATCCAGACATCCACATCTTGGCCGTCATTGGTGGTGTTCTTGAACTGGATGCTGAATTGCAGGTTGTAAATCCCAGCCTGCGCCACATTCAGCCTTGACGAATTCGACAAGGTGACACCATTGGTTAAGTCGGTGGTGTCAAACGTGATGGCGTAGGCCGTTGTGGTGTTGGCCGCCGTCTGGTCTGTGGAGTCCTGAAACGCGCCATAGGGAAGGTTTAAAAACTTCCCACCCCTTGGGCCAAGCAACGCGGCAAACAGGTTGCGCAACTTGTTGAAATAGACATTGAGGCTGCCATTGGTCTGTCTGAAATAGCTTTCGCTGTAAAGCACATCAGGCGTCCCCAAGTTTGGTGGCGCTGGTGTGTCGAGCTGCTGAGTCAGATTGGTAGCCATGACTTAAATTATGCGACTAGACCAGGCAAATATTGCGTCTTACCGGCAACCTTGGTGGCCGTCAGTTCTTGCTTCTTGAGGTTGTTCGGGTCATAGCTGACGTGCACCCAGCCGCTGTCTGGAATGCCTGGCGTGTAGAACTCCAAAATGAGCTGTGTGTAGTCCAAGTTATCCATGATCCACTGAGCCAGATCGGCGTTGGCAACGCCAGGTATCTCAATGTCAGCCGCCATGCCCTTGCAGTGGTCGCTGGTCTTTGACCCGCCGACCGCCGCATTCGATTCAGGACTGCGATAGGCTGAATTCACCTTCACGCCCTTGCCGTAATGGTCACGAACAGGTTGCAACACCTTCTCGCACAGCAGGCGCAGATTCTCTGTCGCCTCGTCATCTGGCGTGTTGTCTAGACCCATGCGCAGGGCTGTCTCCGACTTGCTGAGTTCATGCAGGCTGAAGTTGGCGGTGAGTTGTGTCATTTGATACCTTTCTGTGATTCAAGGGCTTGGTTGTACAAATCGATGCAAGCATTGAGCTTTTCAATGGCTCTATTACCCTCATCAGTCAGTTCGAAAAGAGCTTTTCCAAACGCTGGGTCAAGTTCGGCTGATGGCGCTCCTCCACTATCTCCGGCGGGAGCGGTGGTATCTGTGGCGGCTGGTACGGGGCAGGACGTTTTGACAGGAACCCGCAACTTGTAAGCGCCACTGTCAATAGCAGCATCGCGCTGCCGCGTAGCAATCTTTGCTTTTTCATTCGATACCCTCAGTGCATTTGCAGTTGTTGTTACAGCTTCAGCCAGCGCCTTTTCCTTGGCCCTGGCTTCGGTGTTGAGCCGATCCACCTCGGCCTGCTGCGCTTCCTTTTCAACATGGCCGCCATACCAATACCCGCCGCCAAAGACAAGCATCAAGGCAAACAAGCCAGACAGCAGATCACGCATCAGTTGTCTTGCCTCTGACGTAGGCAGTGGCCGCCATGAAGGCAACAACAATTGTTCCCATCGCGGCGCAGTAAGTTGTCGCCAATCCATTCAAGGCGTTGACCTTCTCCAACGACACCAGCTCTGACGCCATGTAGGCAATGATGGCAGGAGGGAAGATCAAGGCGGCCCAAGCCATAACGCGCTGCTGGTCAGCCATCTTGTCCATGTTCTCAATGGTGATCATGCGCTCAGATCGAGCCAGTTCAGCATCAGTGACCACACCATCATGGTCGGTGTCAAACTTGTTGAACTCTGAATTTTTCTCAAGCTGTTTATTCACTTTGATTGTCCTTCCTTTGCTGTTGCTCAATATGACGTCTTAATTTTTCGACCTTTTCCATTTGCTGTTTAACCTCGTGCTTGGCCTCCAAGATGTCGAGATAAAGCATTGCGCCCAAGGGGAGAAGCAGAGCCACCAACACACATGCAGCGATCCAGCCCATTATGCTTTCCCCCAGCGACTCACGAGGAGAAGCCACAACCACAGGTAGAGGAGGAATAAAGAAGTCGCTGCTAGTGCCGCCAGCTTTGCTTGCAGGTTTCTTTCCTCTTGCCTGTGTAGCCATGCGTCTTGCCTCTTCTTCGCCTCCTCCTTGAGTCTAGCTTTTTCCTGTTCCTCAGAGATGACTTGACGCATCTTGAAAACCTCGCTGTACAGAGCACCCATCTCTGGCGGTGACTGATACACCATCGTTTCTCTGATCGTCACCACCAGCCTGTCCATCTCTTGCTGTGCCATCACTCTTTTGAGGGCTGCTTCCATCAAGTTCTGATCGGGGTCATAGACTGTCAGGCTCTTCTCTTCTTCCTCCCTGATGTGCGCCGCCAACTGCTCTTGCAGTCTGAAAAACTCTGTCAGGTTTTTAACAATGTCAACTTTGACCTGTGTCTCATCGACTGCGACATAGGCCGCCTTCTTTTTCGCCAGAGGCTTTGACGATGACTGTTTTGACTTTGGCTTACTTCCAAAGAACTTGAGAAGCTGATTCCAAAATCCTTGAACCTCTTTGCCAATGGCAATGACTTCATCAGCGGTCTGCTTAATCTCAACAAAAGATTCTTTGGCCTGCTTGTAAAGCTCGCACCCAGCTTGGATGTTCTTGACAAGGCCAGCCGCAAGAAGGCAGATGCTGATTGGGTCCACATCGTTACAGCCCCAACAGCTTTTTCACGATGTCGGCAGCGACACCTGGGCCAAACAAGATGGCGGCGATGACGATGTAGAGTTGAATCTCAATCTTCTCCATGCGCTTCTTGCCTGACTCCAGCTTGTCTTCAATGGCCTTGTAACGCTGATCACAGATCGCCTGATGAATGGCAAACTCTTTCTCGACGTTATCCATTATTTCGCCTCAAGTGCTGTGATGCGGTCAGTCAGGGTGGTGATTTTCATTGCATTGTCCTTAACAAGCCATCAACACACAAGGCACACAGTAAGAACCGTCTGCGTAGGTGCAAGTGACATGGGTTGATGTGACTTTAGCCACCGTCTTTGAACGAATGATGTCATCGCCTTGAGGCTTTGCAGTACCGTCACCAGCAGACATCAGCAAGTCACCACGGGCAACAGTCACGCCTTGGGCAATGCGGATAACCATGTCACCTGTCATCGCCATGTTGATTTCATCTACATCGTGAGCCTCATCGTGTGACCAGTTGACGAACACACCAGCAACATTTGCATCGCCCTCGACATCAGAGACTTTGACCTTGTTTAACTGCTCGTTTTCAACAGGGTTGCCTTCTGCATCGGTGTAGACGTTCATCTCGTCGAGGTTGGACAGCACAGTGCCTTTGACCAGAGATTCATCTTTGGCTGTGGTGGTTTGCGCCCAGCGAGACAAGTGACCACCGTTATAGGAGACTGTTGTGCCTGATACGGAAATAGAGCCTTCAACAGTGTTTGCTTGACGAAACTCAACTAAAGTTCCATCGTTTGTTAATCTGTTTATAGACAGCAAATCGGTAGCACTTGCTGTTAAGAAAAGACGGCCAGCAGGTAAAGCCTCTACACCAGCAACAGTTATGTCAGTCGCTGTCTTCCCCACCAGCAAGTTACCGCTGGAGTCGATGCGCATGCGTTCAGCATCGGTGTAGTTGCTACGAGTCTTAAAACTCAATACTGCTGTACCGTTTGCAGTGTTGGTATTGATAATGGTTGAATATCCAGCATCGTAGGATGGCGATTTTGCAGATAGGTATAAAGATGATGTATCTCCTGCCGAGGAACTAACTGAAATTTGCGCCCCAGTCGTACTTACAACATCCAATTTTTGTGCTGGCGAACTCGTACCAATCCCCACATTACCAGAGGAGTCGATACGCATACGTTCTGTGGGAGTGCTTGCGCCATCAGCAGTGGTGCTAAACACCAAACGTCCGGGCATGTCGTTAGTGCCGGGGGTGCCGTCTACGGCGGCTGTAATGCGTGCGCCAATAAGGTAATTAGTCCCATCAGACCCGTAAAAATAATGATTTCCTAGCTCGTCACCTGATTGAACTATTGTTTGTGAGCCTACGGTTGCGCTTCTGCTTTTATATTGTGAATATGCACTTGCAAACGCATCTGCTGAAAAACTCCACCTTGTCACACCACCAACAGTTTGTAATGATCCACTGCCCAATGTCGATGTATTACCAACAACCACGTTGCCACTCGCATCAATCACAAATGGGGTTGAGTCAGGATTCGTTGAGTCTTCAACCAACAAAGCATTACCAGTACCCAATTGAGTGACACGCAAAGCGGCATTGGTGTTGTCTGTAACGCTGATAGTGGTGTTGCCGCCGAAATAGTTTTCAGCAGTGCCAGCAGCATAGAAGTTGTAACGGCCTGTGCCACTTGCAATGTTGCCGTAGAAGCCGTAGTTGTTGGTGGCTCCTGTTAGGTTTGCGTTTGCGTAGTAACCATATTGGTTTGTTACGGTTGATCCAGCGCCAAACGTGCCTTGTTGTACGTTATAACCATAAATGTTGGAAGCTGTAAAAGACGCTGCTGCCGTTGCTAATTCGGCTCTGAAATAAGAAGCTGACGCAGTTACGTCTGATTGAATTTCGCCTGATTCACGAACCCCAATTGCGGTAGTGCCACCAGTAATATTCTTACCAATTCTTAAAGTTGTACCTGTTAGTGATGTTGAACCGATACCAACTTCACCTGCGCTGTTAATACGCATACGCTCAGTAGGCGAACTTGCCCCGTCAGCCGTTGTACTGAAGACAAGGCGACCGGGCATGTCATTTGTGCCAGGTGTGCCGTCTACGGCGGCTGAAATTTTTGCCGCCTCTACCATCGCAGTTCCATCTGCGCCATAAAAACGAATACCGCCTAAGACATCAGTAGCACCAATTAATGTGTAGTCACCAATAGTAGCGTTATCACCCCTAGCAAAAATAAATTCTGGCCCAACATCTGTTCCTCCTTGCCAAGAGGTAAGAGACATTGACCTAAAATTGGCAGAGTTTCCATGTTGTTGGTATCTTGGTGTGTATGCTCCAACAGCCAATGGGGTTGTGTGCCCATTTACCACTGTTCCTAAGTTATCAATCACAAACGGCGTTGAGTCAGGATTCGTTGAGTCTTCCACCAAAAAGGCATCACCTGTGCCCAACTGAGTGATGCGAAGAGCGGCGTTGGTGTTGTCGGTTGTAGAAATTACTTGTCTACCACCAACATTCAACACCTTGCCAGAGCCAACATTCAAGCCAACTGATGTGCCTGTGCCAGCAGCCGCAAAGACAGCATCAATGCTGTCCAAGTCAGTGTTAATTTTACTTCCCCAGGTATCTGTTGATGCACCAACTTCTGGCTTTGTAAGTAACAGGTTGCTGGTCGTTGAATCTGCCATGATGAAAACTCCTATGCGGCCTCTTGCCAAGTG